GGCTTCTACCTTTCGACCGGCACGCTGTTGGCGGTCTACTCCGCGCCGGGTGAAACGCTCACGTACAAGAGCGCGTATTCGCATTGGCTGCAGCGCTTCACGCTGGATTTGACGCCGCTGCCTAGCGAGAGCGTCACGGTCAACGTGGGCGTGCCGAACGTCAACCTGCTCATGGCCAGCGAGCTAGCCACGGTGGGCGCGGCCACGATCAGCAACATGGCACGCCAGACCGACCTGCTGTTTCGCGTAATGGAGCTGGAAAAACAGCGCTAGGAGACACGATGGCCACTGCACCCACGCTTGCCCTGATCGAGGGCACCACGCTGGCGTTTTCTACCGAGTGGGCAACGGATGACGAGGCGCGCACGCCGATTGATATGACCGGCTGCACGGCGCGCTTTGTGATTGTGCCGGAGGATTCCCGCCGCGCCCTGGTGGAATGCACCACGCAAAACGGCGGCATCGAGATAGAGGTGGCCACCGGCACGATCAGCATCCGCGTCGCGCCGGAACAGACCGCCGAGCAGCTCTCGGATGCCTGGAAAAACGCCCGTTATGAGCTGCGCATCACGTTCCCCAGTGGCGACGTTTATAGCCTGCTGCGGGGCAAGGCCACGCTAACGCCTGGTGTTGCCAATGAGTAGCCAGCGGGTAGTGGTCACGGTGCCGGTTGAGCGGATCGTCACCGTGCGCCTGGGCGATACGGTGGTGGAGGTTCGACAGCCAGCCGCGCCCCGCCTGCAGGTGCTGACGTTCGGCTACCAAGGCCCAGCGGGAACGCTGAGCGATAACGTGCTGCAGCGCGTAGAGCAAATAGGCGCGGATGCCGCGTTTGCCCGCGGGGCCGCCGATGAATCGCAGCAAGCCGCGGCGACTGCCCAGGCAGCGGCTACCGAGGCGGTGGCCAGCGTAAACACCCTGGTGCGCTCGCTCCAGTCCGCTTTTGAATACCACGCCGGAGCCATCGGCGTTGACGAGGAATAGAGGCCACGATGGCACTACCCACCACGATTGAAACGATGCTGACGGCGGTGAATAACCTGCTGGGCACCATCGACGGCAAGCTGCGCAACAAGGCCAGCAAAACCGAGCTAGCGGACGGCTTAGCGCTGAAAGCCAACAAGAGCGAAACGCTCACGCCCGCTGAGATCGAGGCGCGCATCCAGTCGCTGATCGGAAGCGCGCCGGAGGCGCTGGATACCCTGGTCGAGTTGGCCAACGCGCTAAACAACGACCCGGATTTTGCCAGCACGGTGACCACGGCGCTGGCAGCGAAGGCCACTAAAGACGAGCTGGAAAACGCCCTGGCGCAGCTCACCGACGCATTCACCCAAGGCGCTGCCACGATCAGCGCGGCCACACCGGAGTAAAGCTGATGAGCTTAGAGACACAAATTGCGGCGCTGGTAGAAGCTGCTAACAGCCTTACCAATGCTGTTTCGGGGAAAATGGCGGAGATTGACCAAGCTGTTGATGACGCTGTTACTGGAATACCGCTAGAAATTCGCAAGCAGATGGATCGAACGGTATACATCGATCAAACAAATGGTGATGACAATAATGACGGGTCGTCTAACAGCCCTTTAAAAAGCGTAGGCCGGGCCGCGCAGCTTACCCCATCGGGCGGATCGCTGAATCTACTGTTGTTGGAGGATTATGTTTTTGCAGTAAGGGAGCGGGCAGAATTTACCAATATACAGGTAAGGATTGCCAGGGCTGGCCCTGACAACAAGCGGTTAAAATTCTCGGGATTTATTGATTTAAATAATCAGTATCACTGCAATAATTTTTACGCTTACAGAAACTGCGCATTTCAGTTTTTTGGTGTTGATATAGAGCTGCCGGATATGCCATTGGGCGCTAACGTTGATACGCGTACCACTCAGAACTCCAGCATCATCGGCTCTAATTCCATCGGAGATGTTGCAGCTCCTCTTTCGATTCGGCTAGCCGGGTGCAATATCGTGGTGCCAGACCCGGCGAATAATCTTTTCAATCTTACTCCAGGGTTTGGGATTGTGATTCTTTCGGTAGCGCAGACCACTGCTCCATCTGAATGGATTGATAACATGGGTGTGCTGTACGCGATGTCTAGCGACCCGGCGCTCTATACCCAAACAAAAGTCATTCACGACTCCAATGTACTTATCCCTTCCTCGGTCCGGTCATAAGGTGAAACATGGAAATTAGCGTTAACCATAACGGGATGTCGTACTCGAACTTCGAGCCTTCTGACGCTGTCAGCGCTGGTGTGCCAGCGACGGTTGTTGTGTCGGCCGTGCATAAAGCCCTTTCTAAGCTGATTGACACTGCTGCCGGTCAGGCGCGCTCGGCTTTTGTCTCCCCTGGTTCTTACATCGACCAGGAATACCTGCTCGCTAAAACCGAGGCGCAAGCCTGGCTAGATGGAGGTAAGGATCAAAGCGCGATCCCTTCCAGCGTGGAAGACCATATCGCCATGTTTGACGTGGATGCGGAGACAGCCGCGCAGGAGATCGTGGCCACGGCGGCGCAGTGGGAGCAGGCGTTGGCCGCGATTCGCAGTGCCCGCTTGGGCGGTAAAGCAGCGGTGCGTAACGCTGAAACCATCGAAGCCGCTGAGCAGGCCGCGCAAGAGGCGATCGCAACGCTGAACGATATCCGGCCGCAAGAGGGCGCGCTATGAACCGAACCCACATTGAACACGCGCTGATTGCGCTGCTGATCCAGTTTGCGCTCTACCCCTTCATTGGCCTATGGGCTGCCGGTGCGGTAGCGGTGGCGTTGTTTCTGGGCCGTGAGATCGCCCAGCACGAATACCGCCTGGCGGTGTTTCGCGGCTGGAAGTGGGGCGGGCCGAAGCCGGTGCGCTGGCATGAAGGATTTTGGCGCGGCTGGACGCCTGACTCAGTGCTCGATGTGCTGTCGCCGCTGCTGGCCTGCTGGCTGATTGCTTGGCTGTCCCGCTACTGCCCGCTGCTCAGCTAGCCGCAACGCTACCCGCTACACCGACCCGCCTTCTGGCGGTTTTTTTGTGCCCGGAGAAAGCCTCATGGCAAAGCAAAAACCACAACGCACCACCTACGAGGTGCTGGTTGCCTTCCCCTACCAGGGCGGCTGGACGACGAAAGGGCAGGAGGTTGACCTGCTGCCCGTTGAAGCGCGCGCGCTGCTGCGTGCCGAACGCATTCGCGCGAAAACTACTACTCAGGCGGTCGCTAAGCCCGCTGCCAAGCAAAAGGCGCAATGATGGCTGAGATTCCAAACTTTGAGCATAACGGCATCACGCTGGAGACGAATCGCCCGCCTGCACCCATGGGGCCGCTTGGCCCTAACGTGGTGGGGCTGGTGGTCACTGCGCCGGATCGCGATCCCAGCGTGCCGTTAAACGTACCGTTCCGCATTGCCAACATGACCCAGGCGCAACTGCTGGACACCACCGGTGACGAGGGCGGCACCGGCTGGCATGCGGTAAGTGAGATCCTCAAGAAAGCCAGCGTGCCGGTTTACGTGGTGGTGGTGGAAGAGGGCGAGCTGCCGGAAGCGACCACGGGCAACGTGGTGGGCGGTGTGGATCCTGCGTCCGGCCAGCCGCTGGGTATCGCTGCCCTAGCAGGCTGTGCGGAAGTGCCGACGATCATCGGCGCGCCGGGTTACTCCGACGAGAAAGCGGTGTCAGATGCACTCGCCACGCTGGCTCGCCGTATCTACTGCCGTTTTGTGATCGATGCGCCTGATGTCTCGGTCAGCGAGATGATGGCGTTTAGTGAAACGCTGGGCGGTGAGGGCACCGGCTACCGACGCTGCTACGCGGCCTATCAGATGTGCGAGATCTACTCGCGCGCGGCGCAGGGCAACGTATTCGTTGCGCCCTCGGTGCATGCAATCGGCTGCCTGGCTGCGGTGCAGCCGTGGCAAAGCCCCGGCAACCAGGGCGTGTTGATCCAGGGTGTCTCGCGTCATGTGGATTACAACATTCTCGACAAGTCGACCGACGGCAATCTGCTCAACCGTTACGGCATCAGCTACTACGCGCGCACCAGCCTGGGCGGGTTCTCGCTGATCGGCAACCGAACAGTGACCGGCGAGTTTGTCTCGCATGTGGGTCTCGAGGACGCCATCGGCCGCAAGATCGTCGGCGCGTCGCAGAAGGCCATGGCGAAGAACCTGACCAAGAGTTTTATGGAGCAGGAGGTGCGCAAGGTCGATGCGTTCATTCAGGACCAGGTCGCGGCGGAGATCATTCCCGGTGGCCGCGTGTACCTGCACCCAGACCTGAACACGGTCGAGCGCTACAAAAACGGTAGCTGGTACATCGTCATCGAGTACGGCCGCTATTCCCCCAACGAGCACATGATCTTCCACATCAACGCCGTGGACAGCATCGTGGAAGAGTTCCTGGAAGAGGTGTTGTAAGCCATGGCAACTGAACGCAAAAGAATGATCCTCGGCGGCAGCCTGAACGGCTGGCCGCTGATGCACCAGCTTGAGGAGTTCACCCCGGTGAATATCCAGAAGGTGATGGAGACGGCCCAGGGCGGCCGCTTCGCCCCCGAGCGGATGTGGGTCGGCCTTGAGGAGCTCGAGTGCCAGATCGTGCTGATGGGCGCCGGACTCGAGCTAGTGATCGCCCAGGGCATCACCGCTGGCGATACCGTCGAGCTGGACGTGCGCGAGTCGCAGGAGGATCTCGAGGGCAACACCTTTGCCGTCTGGCATCAGGTGTCGGGCGAGGTGATCAACGTCGAGCGGACACCCTCGAAGATGCGCGAGAAGCCCCAGGTGACCCTGACGATCTCGCCGGTGCGTTCGATCATGCTCGAGAACGGCGCGACGATTCACAACATCAACCTGCGCACCCAGGTGATCAACCTGGGGCAGGGCGACATCATGGAGCGCCATCGCCGCAACATTTTGATGGCGTAACGCGCTGACCGCTGACCACACCGCGCCGTCCTGGTTATCAGGGCGGCGCTTTTTTTTATGCCTGCACGAAGGATTGCCGAGATGTGGAAACCCGACCCCCTGCCGCTACGTTGGCCGCTGACGCTGGACGATGGCCAAGTGCTTAAAGAGCTGCCCCTGCGCCCGATTTTGCACAAAGAGCATACAACGCTACTAGCCGAGCTGGATGATCAGAAGGCCGCGCGCGCGGCCAACGGCGACGCAATGGACGATGCCGAGTTCGACGAGATGGCTTTTTTAGGGCTGGCCACGCTGACCACCGGGCAGCCGGAAAGCGTAATTTTGAAGATGAAGCGCCCCGACTTTAATGCGCTGGCCAAGCGGGTCCAGAAGATGGTCTCGCTGACCAGCCATCACTTTATGACCGCCGAGCAGCAGCGCGCTTCGACGAAGGATAACCCGGTGCTGTTGGTGCCACTGAAAGCCAGCGATGGCGTGACGTATGAGCGGATCGAGCTGGAAGTGCCCGACCTGATGGCCAGCCGGATGATGCGCAAGTTTAAAGATCGGCTGGAGCGTGCGGAGTTTATTACCGCCAAGTGCACGGGCCTGATCGCGCATGACCTTCATCAACTGACGGTGCCGGACTGGAACACGCTCCAGCAGCGGGTGAACGATTTTTTGAACGAGACGGCGGAATCGTTTCCCTTGCCGACATCGACGTCTTCGGCGATGTGATTCCGCTGGTGTATCAGGTAAGCGAGAAAGACCTGCTGAGCTGGCCGGTGGATAAAGCGTTTAGACGTTATGAGCTGGCCTTGAAGCGGCTTAAAGCTGGGCACTAGGAGCACGTATGGCGAGTAAGTACAGCGTTACTCTCGCGGCCGATGACGGCTATAGCGCCGCGTTCCGTGGCTTTGCCGAAGCCGCTGAAGAAATGCAAGAGAGCATACGTGGCCACCAAGCCGAGCTGCGCGAGCTCAACCGCCTCAGCAAGCAGATGGACGGCTATGAGAACCTGCGTGGTGATCTCTCAGTGACTGCTGCCGCGCTGGAAGATGCCCGCGAGAAGCAGGCACGTTTGGCGCGTGAGATGCGCGAATCGGAGGCACCGAGCCGACGGCTGCAGAACCAGTACGACCGGGCCACGGCCACCGTGGCCGGGCTAACGGCTGAGCATCGCGCTCAGACTACGGAGCTAGGCCGCTTAGAGACCAGCCTGGAAGGTGCAGGCGTGGATCTCGGCCGGTTTGCGGATGAGCAGCGCCGAATCGAGGAGGCGACCCGGCAGACTAACTCGGTGCTAGAAGATCAGCGCGCCCGGATGCAGGCGGTTAGCGACGCCCAGGCGCGGGTAACGGCCGCTGAAGGACGTATCGACGCTAACCGCGAGGCGCGCTCGCAGTTGCGCGGTGAAATGGTCGAGACGTTGGCGTTGGGGTATATCGCCACGCGCCCGATCAGCGCGGCGATGGAGTTTGAAAGCTCCATGACTGGCATCTCAAAACTTGTCGACTTCCAAGGCAATGAAGAAGCCGAGATGGCTTCGGCTATTCAGAGGTTAGCGACTCAGCGCGAGATAGCTGCAGGTGGGTTGGATGCGGTAGGCATTGCGGAAATTGTTACGGCTGCTGCTCAGTCAGCCGTGCCGAAAGATGAGCTGCTCAGCTTTGCCCAAGACGCTGCGCAAATGGCGACTGCGTTTGATATGACTGCTGCCGATGCAGGTCAGACGATGATGCGCTGGCGGGCCGGTATGAACCTCAATCAGCAAGAAGCTGTCGCTCTCGCTGATACGGTCAACTACGTCGCTGACAGAACCAAAAACGTGAATCCGGCCATGGTGTCGGAGGTGTTGCAACGTCAAGGCGCGGTAGCGATCACGGCAGGCTTTAATGCTCAAGAGGCTGCTGGCTTATCGGCTGCATTGCTTTCAAGTGGTGCATCGCCTGAAATTGCGGCCACGGCGCTCAAAAACTCGACTGGTGCGCTTACTAAGGGCTTTGCGGCCACAGCAACGCAGCGTTCAGCAATGGAGCAGCTTGGCTTCAATCCCGAAGATCTCGCGCGGGACATGCAGGTAGATGCGCCGAAAACAATGCTGAGCGTGCTGGAGGCGCTTCATAAACAGCCAGCCGATGAAGTTAATGCGTTGGTCTCTCAGCTATTCGGGGAAGAGTCTAAGGGTGCAATAACGCCTTTGCTGGTGAACCTGGAAAGCCTCAGTGACACCTTTGAAAAGGCTGCCGATACAGCTCGTCAGCAAGGGAGTATGCAGGCAGAATCCGCTCGTAAAGCGGAAGAGCACGGGTCTACATGGCTTCGTTTCAGTAATAGCGTAGGTCGGTTAACAACGTCGGTGGGTACTGGCATGTTGCCAGTAATGGCTGCTGTACTTGAGCCGATGTCTGATGCAGTCAACGTTGTTGCTGATTTTGCGGACGAAAATCAGAAGCTGGTAGGCGTGCTAGCAGCCGGGGCAGCGGGCCTTGTGGCGGTGAAAACAGCGGTGCTAGGTGTTCGTTATGCCTCGCTGCTTATCGGTCAGGTCGGCAACCAGGGTGCGTTGATGCGTGCGCGGCTGGATCAGCGCACCGCGCAAACGGCGTTGGCCGCTGATAGTGCGGTAGGCCGCCTGAATGCGGCGATCAACCGCTTGGGTGGCGGTGCGGCAGGCGGTGGGCGTAACCAGCGCAGCGGCGGCGCGGCTGCCGCTGGGGCCGCCGGTGCGGCAGGCGCGGCCGGGGCGGCGGGAGCCGCTAACCGGGCATCGCCCGCTGTGCAGAACGGCTGGCGAGCGTGGGCGGCCAACGTGGGTAACAGTCGCGCTGGCCAAGTGGCAGGCAAAGTGGCGTTGCCCGTTGCGCTCACAGCCGGTGCTATCGGTGTGGCCAACGCTGTTGGCGGTGGCGATGCGGCCGAGGTGGGCAGCACGGCCGGTGGGCTTGTCGGCGGCATGGGCGGCTTTTGGGGCGGCTCTGCGGCGGGTGCCGCGCTGGGGACGATGGTGTTTCCTGGCGTGGGTACCGCCGTGGGCGGCATGGCCGGTGGCATTGCGGGCAGCTTAGCGGGTACCGCTGCTGGATCCTGGGCGGGCGAGCGTCTCGGCGCTGGCTGGGAGTGGGCATTCGGTGACGATGAAAGCCCTGCTGCAGCGCCGAGCCAGCAAGCTGCCGGATCCGGTAGCGGGATCCTGGGCGGCAGTGGGTCGTTTACCCAGCAGGTGAACCAGGCGCGCCTTGCGCCCCAGGCGGCTGAGCCGCCGCCGCTGTTGGCGTTGCCGGTGATGCCAAGTGCCGGCGATTCTGCGCCGGCTGATTCTGGTAGTGCGTCGCCGAGTGCCGGCGGCGGGATATTGGGCAGTAGCCAGGCGTTTACGAAAGAGGTACGCGAGGCCGCAACGCAGCATCGCGAAGCCCTGGACGCCCTAGACGAGCGCCTGGCCAACCCGCCCAGCCTGCTTGCCGCGCCGAGTGAGGTGGCAGGCAGCATCACGCAGACCAACCAGACCGACTCGCGGGTTATTTCCCCCACGTTCGACATCAAGATCGAGGCCAGCGGCGACGCTGACCGCGACCGTGAGCTGCTCGACCGCTTGATGGAGCGCTTACGCAATGAACTGATGCCGATGCTGGGCGCGGGTACGTCTGGCCTTGATGTGCGCCTGGGTGCGTCGTTAACCGATAGGAGTGACTGATGCGGCAACAGATGGCTTTGGGCGAGGAGTTCGTGTTCTCGCTGGGTAGCGGCTTCCCTTACTCCAGTTTGCAGCGGCGCAGCGACGGCGGGTGGATCGAGATCGATATCACCTACGCGAAGCCCAGCAGTCAGAACACCGGGCAGGCGTTCGAGCAGATCCGGCTCTCGGGCACGGCGTTCTATGCGACGGGCATGCAGCGGCTGGATGAGCTGCGGGCGATGCAGAACGAACGCCGTCCGTATGTGTTGGTGGATGGCCTGGGTAATAATCTGGGCCGCTGGAAAATCATGGCGGTGGAAGAGCAGCAGAGCCGCGTGATCGATGATGGCACGGCTATGAAAGTGGCGTGGGTGCTGCAGCTAGAGGAGTTTGTCGACGATGCCGCGAACAGTGATGACGATAGCGGGGGATAGCGTAGGGCGCATCGCTTGGCGTGAGTTGCGTCGGGACGATGACACAACGATCGAAGCGGTCTGGGCGCTCAACCCAGGATTAGCGGCCTACGGGCCGCTTTTTCCGTCTGGCGTGCGGATAACGCTGCCGGACATTAAGCCGCGCGCTAACACGGCGCGGAAGGTAGTCACCGCATGGGATTAGGTTACACGCCAGTGGTGCGTATTACCGGCACTCACGCGGACATGATCAACGACCGCCGGTTGATTGATTGGGAGCATATCGATGCGGCGGGCATGGAGTCGGATCGGCTGCATTTGACGGTCGACACGCGCGGCGTGGAGGGGCTGCCCCGCGAAGGCGAGCGCCTGGGTATCGAGTACGGCTACGCCGAGGGCGAGGTGGTTAACAAGGGTGATTTTGTGATCTCCCGCGTGACGCCGCGCCTGTTCCCGGAGCAGATCTTGATTGTGGCCACGGCCGCGCCGTTTCGCACAACAGATGAAAGCGCGTTCCGGGAGCGCCGTTCGGCCAGCTTTGAGGGCACCACGCTGGGGGAAATTTTTCGCACGCTGACTCGCCGCCATGGGTTTTCGCCGCGCGTGGCCCCGGAGCTGGAGGGGATCCCGATCGATCACGCCGATCAGGCCGACGAGACGGATATGTCGTTTATCACGCGCCTGGCTAGCGAGCATGACGCGGTAGCTAAGCCGGTGGGCGAGCGTTACGTGCTTGCCCGGCGTGGGCAAGTGAAGTCGATCAGCGGGCAGGAGCTGCCACTCATCACGCTTTCGGTGCCGCCGAACAACCAGCCGGGCGAGATGGGCTTTACCAACGCGACCATGGAGCGCAACGCGCGGGTGCGCTTTAGCGGCGTGCGCGCGGCCTGGCTGAACGGTGAAGAGGGCGTGGAGGCGACGGTGGAAGCAGGCGGTGAGCCGTTCAAGCGGTTGCGCCAGAGCTATGCGACCGAAGGCGAAGCGCGGCGTGCGGCAGAAGGTGAGCAGCGCAAGCTGAAGCGTGAACAGGAGAAGCTGCGGGTGGAGTGCCCCGGCAATCCGGCGTTGGCCGCTGAGGGCAGGATCCTGCTCGATGAGACGTGGCCATCGTACATGCGTGGCGAATGGTCGTTGGATCGAGTGACGGCGCGCGGATCTCGGCGATACGGCTATCGCAGCGTATTAGAAGCGACGTGGCCACAAGGCCGCGAGGAGCAATAAAAAGAAACCCCACTGCCTCGCGGCAGTGGGGTTTTTCTTGCGTTTTACTTGCGGTTTCTGTTGTCGATATACATCGCAACATTCACGGCAAGAGTTAACAGAGCGACTACGAGTAATGTTGCTTCGATCATCGTCCGGCCCCCTTATGTAGCGGGGCGAGTCTCAGCGATCCGTTACTGGCCTACCGGGGCTGACAGTTTCCAATCTGGCCGCAATGGCGACTACCCCTCGTTGCTGAACTGCCCCCTTTCGCCAGCCGGGTACCAAACCGAGAGGGGCAGGGCGTTCGTAGGAGCTTATTAAGGCTCTCTAATCGTAATTCTGAAAATAGCCGAGGGGCGTCTTCAGTCGGTCACTGCCGATAGATTATTCTTTTTTCTTCGATTTATAAACTCTCTTTTGCTGTTCAGCCGTTCAGTTATTCAACGAATGGTTGAATATGAACCATATTGGCGCTATTTTAATATCAGTTTCCAATCTGGCCGTAAGGCTACTACCTTCCTAAGCGCTACCAACGTTTAGGAGCAAAAGCCGCCCACCAAGGCGGCTTTTTTGCGTTTGTACTTTTGTACCCTTGTACATTTGTACTTTTATAGAAACGGGCCGCTGCATTTTGCTTCTATAGTGGTCTTTTTGCGCGTCCGCGTCGTGCGTCGCTTATGAGAAGCCCCACTGCCTTGCGGCGGTGGGGCTTTACGTTTAGTTGAGCTCTTCCCAGGGCGTGCTGGGCAGGTGGATCAGGCCGTCACCCATAGTGTCTTCAAGCGTGGTGCGGCGCACCCTGATATTCATATTGCCTTTTGTTCTATCTGACATTTGGTTGAAACGCTCGACCACTTGAATCGCCTTTGCGTTGTGGGAAAGCCAGACCGGCCCCTCGCTGTCTTCGTGTAGCACCCAGATGCTTCCCCAGTCGCCATTGTCGCCCCATCGGCAGGCCAGCCAGGTGTGGTCTGCTAGATTCTCAGTCTTTTTGCAATTCACACTGTGGATTTCGACGTTGGAGTGGAGATTCTCCATGCGGTATTCGTCTGGATAGGCCGCTTTTTTGTACATTTGCCAGCTAGTAAAGCCAATTACAAATACCAGAAACACCTTTGTTGACGTCTTCATCTCTACCCCTTTACTCACCACTTGTTATATCAGCCTACCATTATTCACACATTTGGCTTTGTGGGCAGCGCCACGCCGATCCGCTAGCCAGTGCGCCACCGCTGCGGCACAATACGCGCCGTGGGTGGCGCTGCCGAAATGATGCGGTTATGCTAGCCGGGTGCTGGAGTACGTAGCACCGGGCAGCGCCCACGGCTTTATGGCCGGGTAGAGAGGCGCAAATACAACACCCGCAAGGGGAATACCGCCCGGAGCTGCTATGTGTGCTCCAGTTGATACCCGGCTTTCCGGCTACTAACCGGATTGCCGCTAACCTGAAAACACATAGAGGAAGACAATCATGTCTACCGCACCCGCGAACACCTCCCGTTCGATTCTCGCCATGCTCGACGTTGAGCAATTCGTTCAGATCAAAAACGACCAGGTCGTTACCAATTCGCTCAAGGTGGCTGAGGCGTTTAGTAAGCAGCATAAAAACGTTCTGCAGTCTCTGCAAAGGGTCGATTGCTCTGCTGAATTCACTGAGCTGAATTTTCAGCCCAGTGAATATATCGACTCGACAGGCCGCGTTCTGCCTATGTACGAGATGACTAAGGACGGATTTATGTTCCTGGTCATGGGCTTCACCGGCCCTAAAGCTGCCGCGATAAAAGAAGCCTACATCCGCGTGTTCAATGAAATGGCCGCAGCGCTGGAAGACGAGCGCGCTGAGCGCGTGGCGCGTTCGTTCGTGCTGGGCGACTTCACTGGCGAGGGCGTGGCGCTCGATTTTGGGCGTGGCCAAGTGTTTGCCGAGCATTGCGATCGCGGCAACCTGTGGTTGGCGGATTGGGAGATCGATAGTCTGCTGGGCTACAAAATGCCGAACGCGACCCAGCTTCTTTTTTTCCGCAACAAGGCGCGCTTCCCGGAAAAGAGCTTTGAAATTCTGGAAGACGAGAAAGGCGGCTTGTGCGTGATGTTCACGCCCACGGCTTGGGCAGTCATCGCCCGCCATTCTCAGTCGCCGCGCGCCGATAAGCTGCTGATTGCAGCGGTGACGCACCACGTGACGCCTGGGAAAATCGAGGTCGACAAGCAAGACTACCTGAACATGGCGGAGTACACGCTGGAAGCCCGCGACCGTCTGCGCCGTTTGGCGGGTGACTCGCGCCAGTTCTACGATGAAATGCAGCAGGTGCGCGATGTGGGCGAAGATTCAGTGGTTTGCCTGGATCAAAGCGCGTTGAAAATGAGCCCTGATCGGTTGAAGTAGGGCGCTGAGCCGCGTAGATTGAGACCAGCTACTAACTTGGCGTAAAGCCAGCGCCGCCGTCACCAGCGGTTGCGTAAAGAGAAGCCCCACTGCCTTGCGGCGGTGGGGCTTTTTGCTGTGTGGAGTGCAACAGAAAGCCCCGCTGGGTAGCGGGGCTGGGTGGGGTTAGATGCTGTTGTCGGGCTGTATGTCCACTATCTCGGCTTTGATCAGCATGTCTTTGAGCCACTCCTCTTGATGATCCTCGTCGTCAGCGCATTCCATCTGTTGAGTGCCGTCACTGTTATCAAGGTAAATCACCGCGTAAGTCTCGTCGCTTAGGTAAGTGCCAAGGCGTTCGAGCTGTTCATAGGCGCGCTCGACGGCGCTTTCGATGACCGTAAGGCCGGTGCAGTTGCCGCCGACTACCACTTCCATTTCTTTGCGGTATTCCCATACTCCAAACGTGAGCTTTACCGTTTGCTTGGCCATGCGGCCGCTGTTGGTCAGGTTGGGGTCGTAATCCATGACGTCATGCGGCTTGGCGTCGAGCATTTTGGTGGTTGCATCTGCAAACTGCTCCCTATCGATCCATAGCAGCCAGCCGAAGCGATCCATCTTTTTCTGAGTAGCTTGTTGCTTAGTGGCGAAAGTTACTTCGTTTGTATTGCCTGCGCTCTTGATGCTGACCAGGCAGTCGTCAATAGAGTCGATCTTCAGGTTTTCACAGCCGATAGTGTCCAGCAGCTTAGTAATCGCATAATCGTTTTTTGTGTTGCTCATGGTCGTGTCCTTAGCGTCGCTTGGTCAGGTCGTCGAACAGTTCATAAAGGACGTACAGCACGCCCCAAATGATGAGTAGCAGGGCCAGCAGGCCGCGCCCCAGGCGCTTGAGCGCGCTCATGGCTTGGCCTTCATGGCGTCGTGGGCGTCTTTCAGGTGCTGCCCGGTGAGCGTGAGGGTTCGCTCGCTGCCCAGCTCGCGCGCGGTGTAAAAGCCATCCAGGCAGCGCTTCTGGCGAAGGCGGCGCGCCACGGCGTCGCCGTTGCCGCTGGGGCGGCGAAACTCCCAAGCTTGAGCAAACGGCGCGAGGGCAGTTTCTAGCGCCTGTATGCGCGCCTGCTGGCGTTCTAGGGTTTTCTCTACGCGTGAGATAGTGGTGTTCATTGCGCTGCCCCCAGCAGCCTCAGCAGGCTGCGGGATACACAGGCGGGGGTGGTGTTCGCGGCGGCGTAGCGCGCGACCAGCTCGCGATGCGCCAGCGCGTTTTGCAGCGTGATCTGGCGGATTGTGGTAATCTCTTGCTTCGACATAGCTTTCCATCCTCGGTTTGTTTATGTCTGCCTGGTAGTCGGTGGCCGCCGACTGCCGGGCATTTTCATTTAAGGGCTACTCGCCCAGGATCCGGTCGATGTCTTTGACGTCGAAACGCCCTTCCCCTCGCCGGTACTTCTCGAAAAGATCCTCTACCGCTTCATCCAGAAAGCTCTTCACCGGCACGTTGTCGCGGCTCATAACGCGCATGCTGCTGAGCTTGCGATGTGTGTCTGGATGCGTGTCATACGGTACCCGCTTGGGCTTCACTTCCTCAGTTACATCGCGGAGTGCGCGCTCTACGTGCTTCGGCGCTTCCTTTGTTTCCGTGGTCGACGCGGTTTTGCGTGTCGTCAGTTTTTTGCGTTCAGCCATGGATAAACTCCAGTGTCTCTTTGCCCAGCGCCTCGATCTCCAGGCGCGCCTTGTCGCCCTCGGGTAGATCCATGACGCTACCGCCGTTGGCACAGTCGGCATACGCCACGCGCTGAGTGGTTAGCGCGTTGAAGATAGGTAGGTTGTACTCAGCCAAGGCATCGCGCACTTCGCGGCCCAGGTGAGTGTTTTTGATCGCGCGTGACACGACGAAAGCAGCCTTGGGCTTACCGTCCGTCACTTCGCGTCGCGCGTGGATTAGATCGACCAGATCTTCGCAGGCGTAGATATCGAAGGGGCTGGGCTGGCAGGGGATCAGCACCGCATCAGCGATCTTGATTGCCGGTGTGATCAGCTCGCTGATTTGCGGCGCGCCATCCAGAATCACGTAGTCGTACCCGCCAGTAACGCGGGGGAGGTCACGCGCCACTTGCTTGCCCATCCCCATGACCGGGAACACATCGTCGCTTTCGCGCGTCTCGCTCCACTCAGTTGAGCTTCCCTGCGGATCTAAGTCGACAAGCACCACTTTCTTGCCGGACGCATGCAGCCAGCATGCTAGGTTGGTCGCTAGGGTAGTCTTTCCCGCCCCGCCTTTCTGATTCAGTACTGCAATCACTTTCGTCATTTGCCCGTTTCTCCTCGGTTTGTTCAAAGTACAAATGTACATTAGCACAAAAACACAAAAGTACAATAGACGATTTGCTAACACTGCTTGGCGCTTTTCTCGCCTGGATCCTTTCTCACGCTCCCCCATGCCGCTAACCACGCGGCTTCTGGACGGTTAAGCGTGCGGCTGCTCGCTGCCAGTCCCTTTCATACACCTGCCTTTTTCCTTCGCTGCTCGATCACCGTGGCGCTATTTGCTGCTTATCTACTAAACCACCGATTGCTGCCATTTCACTAAGAGGCACCCGAAACAAATAAGGGCTACTTATGTATGCCAAACCAATTGCATACATACACACCCTAACCCCTACATACATATATACCCCTACCACTATATTGGGCCACCTATGTATGCACAGTGCACCCATACTATACGTATAGTATGGGTGCACTGTGCATACATAGGTGGCCCAATAT